GAGCGTTTCTGGTGAGATGTTGTACTGCATAATAAGGTGAGGGTACAGACTATTAAGGTCAAAAGATACAACCCAATCATACTTTCCAGGAATCGGTTCCTTGACGTATGCTCCCGCATATTTTGAATCCTTATCCGAACGTTCCTTTGGAGGAATAACAATGTTCCTCTTCTTTAGATAGTTATAAATGATCGTATCCCACATACGAACCTGTGAAAACACATCACCATAGTTTGCCTTTGCGTCATACGCCATCGTAATAGCAAGTTCAATGAGTTTCATCTTGTCTTCCATACGGTCAACAAGTTCTACGTCAATCACGTTATACTCTACAAACTTCTGCCATCCTTTAGTATAGAAGTCTTTGAACGTATCAAACTCACTGTGATCAAGTTTCTTCTGACCCAACTCAACATTAGCAATATGATCTAGGCGATAAGATTCTTGTGCTTTATAAGTGAATTTCTTATAAAGATTAAGATAATCAAGTTGAGTAATACCACCAACATCATAGGCAATGTTCTTACGACCAGCAATGTAAATCTCAGATTCAGTCACAAGTCCCCAAGGAGACATACGCTTCATCAATTTTTCACCAAGAACTCTATCCAAACGACGAACAAGATACGGAATATCGTACAACTCAATATTCCATCCAGTCACAACTTCAGGAGTATTCTCTTCAATCATCCACCAGTTGATGAAATCATTCAAGAGATCATATTCATTATTAAACTGTTTGTAATAATGGTTTCCTTGTTTGAGATTGAATGGTCCTTGCCCCCAAGTAATAATCTCCTTGGTTGAATAATCTTGAATAGTAATCAGAAGAACTTCTTCTGCAGCAGATTCTACATCAGGGAATCCGTTTTCAGACTTCACCTCAATATCAAGAGTAGTAAGTTTGATCTTATTTGTATCAAACTTAATTTCTTCTTCTGGATACTTCTCAGAAATATACTGATAGATGTATCCAGTGTTTCCATAGATTTTAAAGTTTTCTACGCCATCATACTTCTTGATAAATTCTCTACAATCACGAACTGACCCTGGTTGAACTTCTTCAACATACTCACCATTGAGAGTTTGATATTTTGTTTTTTTATTAGCAGGGACAAAAAGAGTCGGGTTAAACTTCTCACGGGTTGCGAAATGACGACCATTTTCGTAACCACGGACCAAGAAGTGATCCCCGACCATTTGAACATTTGTGTAAAAGCGCATTACTTAGTCAATTCAAAATATTTTTCACGAAGTGTTTGATTAGGATCTGTAAGTGTTAAGATCTTATCAGAACTAATCATAAAAACATTTTCTGAAGTATATCCACAGAGAAATGGTTCCATTGTCTGGTCACTTTTGACCACAAAGGGACTTGTGAGTTTGCAATCTGGTTCACCAATTTCAGATCCAACCTCTACAATCTCACTAATTAAAATCAGATTGTTCGTTAGTGCTAGAATTTTGACTGTTCTTTCCATTTACCTGGTCCTCATACATTTTTTTAATTGAATCAATCGGTTCTACCATAGTTACTACCCAGTCATGTGGAATAGGAATAGTTTCATCTGCAGAAAGAATAATCCAAGGAGAAAGTGAAACACTCACTTCGGCATCTTCACCTTCAGACACAAACACAGAACTATTAATTGTTACCTTGAAAGGATTTTCAAACAAATATCCACATGCAGAATCTCCAGATAAAATTTCTTTACCATCAGAAATAATACTTTCGCCAGATTTCAACAAAAATAATTTTACAGACATTTCAAGGTTTCCTCTCAACACATTATAGCAATAAAAAAGAGGGGCGTCAACTGGATTTTGCCAGTTGCCCCTCGTGGCATAGCGACGACGATATTCAGTTCTATTTAGAACCAATCTTTGCGTTGATGATGCTCTGGAACAATCTTACCCAGTTCAATAACTAGAAGCCCATCCTCAAATACAACTGATCTAACTTCCGTTTCATCTGAGAGGGTCCAAGCTCTGGTGAAAGATCTCTGAGCCATTCCTCTATGGAGGTATTCTGTTCCAGATTCTTTATCTTCTTTTTGTCCTTCGACAAAAAGTTTTCCGTCTTGAGTGTAGACATTGACTTCTGCCTTCTTAAATCCTGCTAGTGCGATTTCAAGTCTTGACGCTACGTTACTGACTTGAACCAGATTATATGGCGGATAATTCGATGTGGTTTCGTGGAGTTTAAACACACGATCGAAGTATTCGTCGAGACCAATACTGTTTCTATTTATACGATCTAACAGGGCAGGAAGATCCGCTGCGGTATAACGCATGAGGTTAGTCATTATTGTAGCTCCTTTAAAAGCGAGTTTGTGTTGTGTGGACCCTTACGGCATCCACTACTATTTAACCACAAAACGAAAAAAGCAGATACGGAGAAAACCGTACCTGCTTATAGGGTGTTCCGACTTTTGTAGAGTGCCGCACGAAAGGCACACAATTATTTATTCGGTTTTCCGACGTTTTTGAACTCTATCCCAAGTTGATTCATTAACTTTTTTCTTTTTTCTTCTTAATTGATGTGCTGGATGATTAGCAGGAACTCTACTCCAAGGTATCGTATATTGTACTGCAAAACCTGCTCTTGCATCATCTCTAGGATCAACACCCTTTAATCTAGATACTACATCTCCAACATCAACTAATCTAGAAGCAGCAAACTGAGCCACTGGTTGAAGAGGTCCTAGTTCCGCAAAAGCACCACCTATTCTGGTGCCTAAAAGATCATCAAAGTTAAATCTATCATCCACTACAATACCTTTATCAGTTATACTATAACCATAATTATTCAGTAATGCCTGTGCGGGTATATTTTCTACTTCACCACGATAGTCCTGAGTAGCATCAACTCTACCAGAAGTGTCTCCTCTTCTTATAGAATTACCAATGGTATTAAGCATCGCATTTTCTAATTCTTTAGTTTGACCACCTTTACGTGTTTTCTTCGGATCATACAAACCAAATGCATATTGTAAAGTAGCAAGAACAGCATCTTGCTTAGGAAGTATTCTAGGAGATATGCTATTAGAAGGAACTTCAGAAGAAGCAACCTGTGCAATCTCCCTTCCCATTTTAGAAGGATCATAATCAAAGAAAGATGGTTGTTCAGGAGCATCTTGAACTCTTGCGTTCATCATATAGTCTGCACCAACTTGCTGTGCAAACTCTTGCGATGCATCAAGAAGTGGATTAACATCTCTATAATCAGTTCTCCTAGGCATCAGGTATTCCGATTCCATTGGTGGTTTTGGTGGTTCACCAATTTCCAGATACACCTCATTCTGGATTTCAGCGTTTTCTACAACCCAATCTTGATATTGTCCTGGAGGATTATAGTTAATAGTCATTGGTCCAGAAGCATTAGCACATTGCTTCATCTTCATGACTTTAACATTATTAGTCCAATCCATCAGACTTGGATTTGAACTAGTTGGGACAATAGCAACAACGGTTCCATCAGATAACTTCTTCACCCATTTCTTACTTGCTCTCATCTCTTCCCAACTAGTCCCAAAAGATTTGAGAGTGTCTTTTATCGCTTGGAAATTTGCATCACTTTTTGCTTTAAATTCATCATATTCTTTTTTATATTTTTCCTGTGCTTCCTTATATCTTGGATTTAACTTCGCAGTATATCCCTGAACACCAACTTGACTGAATGGTGGTGGATCGGTAGTATGAACTTCACCAAATCCTTGATCAATAGTTATACTTGTTGGATAATTTTCAACACCATCAAGACCAGAGTATGTAAATGTTATCTGCTGTCCAGTTTCATAATTTACCGCTAGTTCTCCGCCAACAAAATATCCAAATGTTGTGGAGGTGCTATTAGTTGGTCCAGAAGTCTCAATAGGTGCCCACTCACCAAATTCCCTTAATATTTTTTTTCTCCAAGACGATCTACTCCTATCACCAGTGAAAGGAATTACATTTTCTCTTAATGTTTTTTTTATCAACCGTTGATATAAGGACATTAAAAAAGGAAGGTTATATGCCTTCCTTTATTTATTCCTACTCGGTTTCCTCAACCTTTTTCTTCTTCGCCCCAATATTATACTTAGTTTCGAGAATCCAGTCCTGCTTATC